AAGAATACAAATTTTGTTAAACAAAAACTTAAACAGTTAAAGAAAAAACAGAATAACAAGAATATTGATAAAAAAATAAAGAAAAACAATAAGAAGAATAAGAAGAAAAAGAAATTACAACAAGACGAATAATGAAGATACTATTGGTCATTACTATTTGTTCATCACTCGGGTGCTTACCACCAATGACACATAATGATTGGACTTATAAAACTGAAGACCAATGTATGTTGAATGGTTACTACCGAATTGCTGAAGTTGCTGAAACTTATATGAAGACTGTTGGCGTTCAACAATTTAAAGATATGAGGGTTAGAATGATGTATAGTTGTATATCTGAAGATACTTGGAAAAAATCAACAGAACCTAAAGGAGAAGAGTCAAAGTTTAAACTACCCGTTTAATCTATGCCGAAATTAAAACCTTTAATTTATATATTTTTTTTTGCATATTTTGTAAGTTATTGTGCTTATAATAAAATTACTTTACTAAAAGAATACAAACAACAAAAGGAGTCTTATTATGATTTATCGCATATTGAGATTTATAAAACGAGTCACTACAAGAATAAGTATGTGGGCTTGGAAAAAGGAAACGTATTTAAAATACTATAAGAATAAGAATAAAGATGGCGATACCTAAGTATGGAACAAAAGTTATTTATACACGAACAAAAAAAGGTACATCTATTGGACGTAGACCGATTACTTCCTCAATGAACAAAAATAAAAGGAGACAAAGTGGGGCAAAAAAGTACAGAGGTCAAGGACGTTAAAATAGAGAAGATACTTGAAGAATTACCCGAATTATTAGTAAAACACGCTTATCAAAAATTAAAATCAGGTAATAAATTAACCGCTTCAGAAATGAAGGTTTGTTTAGATGTTTGTAAAACTTATAGCACCGAAAAATTAGGAGCTAAACCAAACAACATTCTTGAGGAAGTACCTTTTGACACAAATGGATAAACGATTAAAAAATTTTAAGAATTTTTTGTATCTATGTTGGAAGTTTTTAAAACTACCTGAACCAACACCTATACAATACGATATTGCGGACTACATTCAGACAAAAGAACGTAGACTTGTTGTTGAAGCCTTTAGAGGCGTAGGCAAATCTTGGATTACTTCAGCTTATGTTTGTCATCAATTATTATTAAATCCGCAAAAGAATATCTTGGTAGTTTCAGCTTCTAAAAGTAGAGCTGATGACTTCAGTACCTTTACTCAAAGGCTAGTCAATGAAATGCCAATTTTACAGCATCTCATTCCTAGAGATGACCAAAGACATTCAAAGATTAGCTTTGATGTCGCTCCCGCTATAGCTTCTCACTCACCGAGTGTTAAGTCAATGGGAATTACAGGTCAGCTAACAGGCTCAAGAGCCGATTTAATTATTGCTGATGACGTAGAATCTGCTAATAATTCACAGACACAATTAATGAGAGATAGATTAAGCGAAACTGTGAAAGAATTTGATGCCATCATTAAACCTGATGTTGGTCGCATCATATTCTTAGGAACACCTCAAACTGAAATGAGTTTATATAACACATTAGAAGAGAGAGGTTATAAGACAAAAATATGGACAGCTTTATACCCTGACAAAACACAAACTGTTGGTTATGGTCATAAACTTTCTTCCACTATTTCTGAAGTTACTGATAAAGAAGGTAAACCTACAGACCCTCTAAGATTTGATGATGTGGATTTAATGGAGCGTTTGTCTTCGTATGGACGTTCAGGATTTAACCTACAATTTATGTTGGACACTACAATGTCTGACTCCAATAGGTATCCTTTAAAGCTCAACGATTTAATCGTAGCTTCAGGTTGTTCCACGTGGAAAGAAGCTCCTGCTAAAATACAGTGGGCTTCAGGTACAGAACAGCTTAAAGGCATAGACCCTGAAATACCTAATGTTGGTCTTAAAGGAGATTACTTTGTAGCTCCTATGTATACTTCACCTGAATACGCACCCTTTGAAGGGGTGGCTATGTCCATAGACCCTGCGGGTCGGGGAGAGGACAAAACAGCGTATGCGGTGCTTAAAATGCTTCATGGAGTGCTATATTTGACTGATGTGGGGGCTTTAGAGGGTGGATACTCAGATTCTACCTTAGAAGAGCTTTCTAGTATTGCTAAAAGAAACAAGGTGAACTATGTAGTTATTGAGTCTAACTTTGGAGATGGTATGGCGACAGCTTTACTTAAACCTGTGATGGCTAAGATACACCCATGTGAAATTGAAGAGGTAAGACACAACATACAAAAAGAGAAAAGAATTATTGATACCCTAGAACCGATTATGAATGGTCATAGGCTAGTGGTAGATGAACAGATTATTAAAGATGATTTCAAGCTAGAACCTAATCATCAGTTGTTCCGACAATTAACTCGGATAACTAAAGATAAGGGAGCGTTAAGACATGATGACCAAATTGACGCATTAGCTATTGTAGCTAATTATTGGGTTGAGAGAATGGATAGAGACCAAACCTTATCTTATAACCAACATAAAGATGAGCTTATAAATAAAGATTTAGATAAATTTATGCAACACACTATTGGAAGACAACCAAAACGTGAAAACTTCCTCTAGTAGCATTAAAGTACCCGTATTAGGGACA